GGGTCTGCAACTATATCAGCTGCGGTTGCGAGATAAAAGTCTTTTCCAACAACATTTCGTCCTTGAGATTGTTGAATAGAACCCATACCTCTTGAAGATACACCTAACTGAGCACCCTCGTCAATTAGATTCTTGACGATTTTACCGTAAGGGGTATCCATTACTTTTGCTTCTCCAATAAAGTTTTTACCTTCTGGTTTAAGACTAGTAATCATGTGCGAAACTCTTTCAAGGTTAACTGTTGGTCCGTCTGGATGTCCTAGTTCACCGAAAGCACGTTTCTTGTTTATAAATTCTTGTGTGTATCGTGCAACTTCTTTTGCTAATGTTTGTACAGGATAAACTCTACCATTACGGTTTTTGATATCAGCCTGCATAAAGACACCTCTTATCTTATATGACTTGCCGCCATTAGCATTCGCTTCTGTCATTACTTCGATATCTTCAATTGTTTCTGTAATTAGTTTCATTTCTCCACCTTTTGTTTGTTATTGTAAATTTTATCTACAACTTCTCTTTTCAGTTCTTCTTTTTTTATTCCATACTTTTCTGCAAATGCATTTTTAAACTCATCTGCAAGATAAGTCTTAGATTTTGTTCCTACAATTCTTTCTAAAATTGCTCTTGAATAATCTTTTTTCTTTTTTCCCATTATCTCACTTCTAAAATAATTGTATAGTTATCACCTGCAACAAACCCTTTTGTTGAAAGTAATATGTCTCCAGCAGGAGATGTATTCGCTGTTAATGTTGCGTTGTTAGGAATACTATTACCAGCAGTAAAGTAATCGTGAAAACCACGACCAGAGAAAAATCCTATAGTTGCATTAGCAGAACTTGTCCCACTACCTGCCCATAATAACTCTACGCCTGATTTACCATTAGTCGTATTTACTGACCAATATATTTTTGCAATTACTCTGTTTGCGTCTTCACTCAAAAAATTTAATGCACTAGCATCCATTTTAGATACAAGTGTTTCGCCAGAACCATCACTTATATTAGTAAACTTCATAACAGTTTTAACACCAACTGTGTCTGCTATTGTTTGTGATGTAACTACATCTGCCATATTATTTTCTCCTAAACTCTGTAATTAACAAATAACTCTCGACATTTGAGTCAGTTGTTAATTTTATTATTTTATCATTCCCAAATTTTAACTGGTCAGGTCGTAAACCATACTTACCATTTCCAGTAAAACTCAAATCATTTGTTTCACTTTCAGCACTTAACTTTAAAGTACCCGTACCTTTTATTTGAAAATGACACTCAATCAAACATAACTTTGATTCGTTTGTGCCACTTGTCAATTTTTCAGCGTCAGCTACTATCTGGTCTGTCTCATCTTTGATGCCTTTCGATTGTACAATGTACTTCGAAACAGTATCAACTATAGCTGTATTCGTAATCGCCATCAGAAAATCCTATCTACTATGCAGTAAATGATTCGTCTTTTCTTAATTCGATAATAACACTACCAGAAGTTCCAAGAGCGGTTAACTCTAAATCTCCTGAAGTCGCACCAGTATTTGTTGCGTTGTTAGTAATCTTACCAGCAGTACCATCATAGTGTCCTGTACCAGCAAGTTGAATTGCCACAGTATCCGATGAAGCACCTTTAAATTGTATCTGTACATGACCTGTATTATCGTCAGCAGTACCTTGTACTAAAGACCACCATATTCTAGTGATATCTAATTTTGCACCGTTAGCGTGTCCTGCTAAACCACTTGCGTCAAGTATGTTTGAGTTAGCAGTAGTGTTATCGTCCATGTTTACTAGAACAGTAACTTTACCACCAGCTGCACCACTACCTGATGCAATCTTTGTATCTTTTAGTGTTCTCGTTGCAATTGCCATTTTTTATTCCTTACTTTATTGTTTCGTTATCAATGTATCTTTCTATATCTGATACATTAATCCCATGTTTTTTAGCCACCTGATTAATAATACCTGGTATTTTTCCTATAAGAGGGTCAGGTGCTTTATTAATCATATCATAAACATCATCTATTGCGGCCTTCATTTTAGGAGATAAATTATTATACTCCTTACCCTTTTCAGGACCACCATATCTTCTTTCAGATAATTGTTTTTTAAACTTCTGAAACGACAGGTTGTTCATCTGCTTCTTCGTCATTGTCTATTTCAACAGGTTCTTGAACGGGTTCTTCTTCAGTAGATTTCATATACTGAGCATTTTGTTCTAAGTCCTCTGTTTCATGAGCTGCATTTAACCAATCATTTGCGACAGTCATTCTTTTATCATCTAAAGCACTACCTATCTTATCAGATAAAGCACTTTTAAATGCGTCTTGAGCTGCGATATTATCGCCGTCTGCAAGAGAATCAACCATTGCCTTTACATTATCATCTGTCATAATTATTCATCTCCTATATTTATATCGGGATTATCATCATCTTCCATTTGTGCGCCTTCTGGATTAGCAATAATACCTTGTTTAATTTCATTTCGAATCTGACTATCAATTTCAATAATATCATCATCACTTTGTCTTAACACATTCTTTCTGATATATTCAACAGAAAAATATTTACCAATATATGGACTGACTTCATTCGCAAGATTTAATCTTTCTCTTAAAATTTCAGCAGTCTTTAATTCTGAAAAATATCCATCCTTTAAATAATCATATTGTATATGTTCTTTTAGTTTACTCCAATCTTCTATTGTAATAATGCCCTTTAAAACTAATTGTGTTTTAAGTACATCATGAAATAGTTGAGTAAATCTTTTTCTTAATCTTTGAACAAACTTAGTAAATTTAAGTTCATCTCTTGTAATTTCTGCAGCTCTTCCTAGATTAAAACCATTTTGAGAGTCTAATCTTGAAATAGGTACATTCAAAGATTTGTATAATTTCTTTTGAAAGTATTCTACATCTGATATCTCACCAAGATTTTGTCCACCTGCAAGTGTAGAAACTTCGGTGCCTTTTGCACCTTCTCTACGAGGTAACCAAAAATCTTCAAGCATAGACATATGTTTTCTATCATCTCTAATCTCACCAGTCGAAGCATCATAGACAAGTTTATTTCTGTATCTTGCCATAACATCTCTTAGATAAGCTTCTGCTTTTACTTTAGGTAAGTTACCTACATCAACATAGAATATTCTTCTTTCTGGTGCCCTTACTATTCTGTAAATAACAACAGCATCTTCAATCATTCTTAATTGATTAACAGGTTTAATTGCCTTATGTAAATGACCCATAACCATATTTTTAGTTTGGTCTATTACACCTGATGTAATATAAGAAATTGCATCAGTAGAAATTTTAAGACCAGCATTTGAATTTGCTGATGATATACCTTTTTCATTATAAACAAACCATTCTGCTGTTTGTTCTATAATTTCTATACCTTTAGTGCCTTTTGTATCTCTCTTCTTTGTAACCTCACGAACCTTTTTAATTTTTCGTGGGTCAATGTATCGTAATTCTGTTAAACCTTTTCGTGGACTTTTTGGGTCTATGACCTTGTGAAAGTATATTCTGCCATCAACATAAAATCTTTTGAATATGTCGTGACCTTTTTCGTCAAAATTTAAGAGCTTCATAACTTCATCAAACTCATCACGGATTTTCGCTTTAATAGGTTCTGAGACTGCCAGTTTATCTAGCGATATTGAAACAGACTGGTCTCTATCGTCTGATACAATAACCTCATTGATAATATCTTCAATTGCCATATCACACTCAGGGTGTTGAGCAACTTCTCTATATCTTTTAATTAAATCGACATCATTCTTTGCATTAACTTCCATATCCAGGTATTGGCCAAAGTAACCGCCAGCGGATATAGTAGTCGTACCGTCATCAGGAGAAGGAACCGTGAAGGCCTGTTTGGCCTCCGCCGGTTTATCCTTGTCGTCATTCAGTCTCGTTATTTGGAAACCAAGTAGTTGTGCCATATTATATTTTCCTTATAACTTGTTTATAATTATGTAGTAGTATCTGTTTCAAAATACTGATATGTAAATGAACAACCGAACTCTTCTATAGCATTATTCGTACCATAGTTAAGTGCGATATCATCTAGAGCAGTTGGGAATGCACCTCTTAAAGTATAAGATTTAAGAGTGTCGCCATTTCTGTCTAAATGGTCAATGAATATATCAACTTGATAATCTGAAGGATTAGTTAACCCCTCGTTATCAGTCATATTATTCATACCGTTCATCCATCTTTCTAGACCTCTGTAAATTTTGAAGTCTGTATCGTTTAATACAGTAATAGACCATGGATTAAATGTTCTATCACCGACTAGGTTCAGTATTCTTCCTCTAAAGTTTACAGGAACAGTACCAAGATTTTGCCCAGGTATTGATGTAGCATTACATAAGAATGCCAAGTCAGCTGTTTCTCCACCAACTGCTGAGTAACCAGGGAAAGGTAAAGTTACCTTGAACTGATTGGCTCTTGCACCACCGCCTTTTAGTCGGGCTTTAAAGTCATTAATATTTGCCATTGTTTATCCCTCCTATGCGCCTGCTACTTCAGAAAAGGCAACACCTGTTCTCGTAGCAATAAAGTTAAGTTGAATGAAGTTAATAGAACGAGCAGGTTTAACAAAAATGTCAGCCCTAAATTCGTTTCTATCAATAACGTCTCCAGTATTATTTGAATCATCACAAACAACACTAAAGTCTGTAATACCTCGTCTGCCTTGTATATCTCTCAAGAATGGTTCTACAAGATTTCTAAATTGAGCCCTTGTAAATTCATCATTGAACTCAAAGAGTTGGAATTTAGAAGCAGTAGATATTGCTTTTTCTAGAGTAATGAATAATCGTCTTACATTAATTCTATCGAAAGCACTAGGTTTTGCTTGAGCAGTCTTATCACCAAACAGCACAGTTCCCTGACCAGGGAATGCGACTACTGGATTAATTCTTGCCTTATACAATTCATCTCTTTGTGTTTGATTTGGATTGAAAGCAAGTTTAACTGCACCTCTAATCTGCCCTCTGTTAAATCCAGCGGGTGAGAAGAAAGGGTCTGCGATATTATCTGTTCTTGCACAAAGTCCAGCAATGTCACCATTTAATGGTACAAATCTAAAGACATCATTATATCTGTCGTACATATATTTGTAACCACTATCAATAA